ATATACTCAGACTCCATGCGATTAATAAGCGGAGCCAGCTGATTCAACATCTGACCACGAGTATCCTGAATCTCAGTTACACTCTGACGCTCTTTCTTCTCCTGTCGGATAATCTGGTCAACAAAGAATGAGCGATTGATTGTGTCACGATACATGCGGATCATGTCCATCATGTACTGTGGCTGGTTGCCTGCCATAATCGGCGACGGTGGATTGCTTCCAGCTTCGTGGAACATCACCTGACGTGAGCCGTACTTCATGGGCAGCATAATGCTGTCCTCTTCGGCTGTCAGTGTTGGGAAATTCAAATACTCGGATGAAATCAAGACTTCCTTGACCATCTTATTGAGCACACGGATCTGAGACAAGCATGTGAATGCTGGTCCACGTCCGTACACCTCATCCGCTAACTTAGACCACCGAGGTACTAAGAATGTAAAATAACTTGAGCCGTCTACCTTTAGAGGCTCTTTAAATGATGGACACCAGTAAGTAACCGTATATGGACGCTCGGGTCCAATACGACCACCCTTCTTAGCCCGCTTATCTGTACTCGGCTGAATCGTGTAGACCAACTCGTACTTAGAGCTAATACCACGATTCTTGTCAAAACCCTGCATGTCCGCAACCTGTGGGAACATCTGCAGTAGCTGACGAGCTGTCTTAAAGCAGCGGTAGAATACAGTGTCCACACGTCCGTGCGAATCCACATCAAAGAATGTATCAGCCAACGGACGAGTGCGGAAATTAACAACGCCATCCTGATATGATACCTGCACAGGTGACGTACCGTACGCGCCGATATCTAGGAAGCACTCATGGGATGACGAATAAAACTGCGACTCTGGCAGTGCCAGCTCATGCAGAATACGATCAGATACCTTCTGCAGATACGTCAGTTCCTGTGGATTTAACTCAGATGTTGGGATATCCTTAGCACGGAGATACATCCAACGATCCGACTTCGGTATAATATTCGAAGCCAGACCATTGGCGAACATTTGATTGCACCAGACGGCAGTGTCGTCGAAAATCTCTCGCGAGTCGTCGTCTTTACGTGTTGTGTGGTGGTGGTCGAACTCGTTTGAGTTCGGACGCACATACCGCTGGGCATCAATAAACATGTGGTCGAGATTCGACCGCAAAAGTTTTAGTTCCTCGTATCTCTGCTTAAGAGCGTCCATCTACATCTTAGATCCAAGACCCATGCCTGTCGATGAATAGCCACGACGCTTCTGCTGCAATGCAGCAGGTCGAGACTTCCGTGCCTGACTCATCGCAATCTTCCGCGAAGGACTTGCTTTCGTAGTTGGCTTAGTCGCCTGCTTAATCGGCTGCCTCGGAGCTGGAGCGGGTGGCGGGGGTGGTGGCGGAGGTGGTGGAGGAGGTGGTGGTGGTTTTGGTTTGCTTCCCATAATAATACCTTTCTAATCTATCCCATTTATAAAATTTATTAATCTCAGGAGAATCCTTTGTCATATGTCGATACCTACTAAAGCATACACTGTCAAGCTTGTATGGTGCTAATTCCAGAAACTGTTTGATTGGCTGCTTATTTTTGGATGCAGCATACGCCACGTACCAGTAGCGACCATGCTCCTCGTCTTCCTCGACCCTACCTAACATCAAATAATCGGGTCCGCTGTACACGTATTTCTCCTCGGGCGCGCGGAAATTTAAATGCTGGTCTAGTAAGGCTATAAAATCCTCACCCTTTGCGTGATATCGAATCACCGCTTCATCAATCATCGACAGATGATCACCATCTAACTGCTGCGACGTCATATGTTGTTTTCTGTTTCTTGTTATCCAGTTTCGGCTGCTTCAACCCAACAGCCAGTGTTCGAAAGGCATCCGCGCCGTGAGAATTAGAATCGTGAACAGGTGTCTTACGAAACACACCACGACTGGAGTCAAACTCCTTGTGGTATCCCTTCAACGCCTCAAGACCACGAGCGCAATCGTTCCGCGCAAACCAGCAGCGCGGCAGGATCGCACGAACCGCATCGATGCCGTCAATAATAGGCAGCTTCTTTACTGGTGTGAACTTCAGCCCCATGCTCCGTGCTAACTCCATCCGACTCTTACCTGTACCCAATTCACGCACCTTAATGTCATGAGGCGCATAGTGCTTCCCATAAATAACGTCCTTCTGTACAGCATACCTGTTCAGCTCCCGTGCATAGTGAGGCAAGCCCTCACCACTGTTCTCATAGTAGTGAACCACGCGGATCTCATTCTTAAACAACTGTACAAACCAAATAGTCGTAGCGTCGTCCATCCCCAAGTCCCACGCCGTGTGCACTGGCAACGACGGGTCTGGACTCAATGTATCAAGGATCTGCTTCTCCTTGTACAACTTACTAATATAACTTCCGTAGTAACTCCCCTCCACAGGAGTCTTAAACGAGCACATGTATTCCGACTGGAAACGTGCCTCGTTATTTAACTCGTCACGAGCCTTCCGTATCTCCTCCGCTGGGATCGCTTTCGTATCCTTAACCGATAAGTGACTGCTGTACCAAGCACCGTCAGCCTGCGCCTTCAGCAGCATCTTGTAGAAATGATTTTCACCACGCGGTGTACCATTGAACAATGCCCAGCCACCATTCTCCGCTAGAATTGGATTGATCAACTGCCATGCAGCGGGGTCAGAGATACTATACTCAGAGAACACAACTCCAACTGGGTTCGCGCCAACCATCTTATCAGGGTCATCAGACCCCATCAACTGAATCACCGAACCATTGCTCAGGTGAATCCGCATCTCCTGCTCACTCTTCCGCTCAACAATTTCCTTCGGAAAATAATCAATGAACTTCTTGCCCTCGCCCGTCATACCGTTCCATACAATACGACGCGCCTGATTACCATACGGCAAGACGTACCAATAAGTACCCACGCGCTGGAGTGCCTTGATCGCCACAATGTTCACACAGGTCAAATCCTTACCCGCACGACGATGCCACGCAACTACGGCACGTAGTCCACGCTTGGTCTGTGTCATATACTTCAGCAGCGGCAGCTGATAATGTCTCGGCTGCCACCCCTGTGCAGGAACCTGTACGTCCATATTAAAACTCGTCGCCCTCTACTTCTTCCTCGTCCCACTCCACATCATCATAGTCCACTTCGTAGCTTATAATATCGGAACGAGCTTCCTGTAGCAGCATCTTACCAATCTTGTCGTTGTTGAACCTGTAATCGAGACAGCCAGTTTCATCGTCCAGCACCACGACCACATAGTTCGTGAAATGCTCCGATACAACCGCCTTTATCTCATCAAGTGTCATGTTTCTCTTCTTCGCTTAAAAATTCGTCGTAATCATCCTCTTCTTCCACTATCTCCGCTTCAACCGTTTTGGCAAGCTCAGATTTAGAAACCTTGGAATAATCAACCGTCATGATCTTCATCTCACCCGTCATCGTCCCCTGTACATCCACACTCTTCAACTTCGGCTGAGTGAAGCTGGCAAGCTCCTTCCAAATGGCGATCTTGTCCTTCTTCGCTACGTCGGGATCATCGGTAAATTGCATCAGCTCTTCAATAGGGTTTATACCCCGCTCGGCAAACATAGCCAATAACGCCTTACGCTGCTCGGCAGGCGTAGGTGCTTTGCTCATTGTTTCCAAAAACTGCTGCTTGATACTGAGGTCCTTCTCGACCTTTGCCAGTTCGCGCTGTGCTTCCTTCATGTCCTTTTCTGCTTTCATGCGTCTGCGGTGACAACGGCTGCGCTTTGCTGCCTGTTGCTTGGTTACCTGTTTCGGTTTTCCCGCCTCGTAGGTTCGACGGTCCACTTTTTTCTTAGCTGTCTTACGTGGCACTGTCAAAATTAATGAACAATTGGTCAGGGTTTGTCAAGCAGACAGACACTTATGACACCTAGTAGACACCCAAAAAAGGGGTAGTGTCTACTATTAACATATAAGATAATCAAGGACTTATGAATGGACAGACACTTATGACACCTACGAAGGGGTATAACAAAAAGTTTTTCATTAGGGGTCTAAAAAAGTGTCTTTCGCGTCTGTCGTTACGTAAGTTGTTGATAATCCTTATAGTTAACAACAGACACCTCTTTTCAAAAAGTGTCTGTCAGGTGTCTATGGCGTCTGTCAATTGTAAAAAAGAACCCATAGTACTATACCTTTGTACACCTAAACTCCCAAAACTTGAAAAATTTATACGCAGGTAGGGACCCCTTGTGTCGTTCGAAACCAATTTCCCCCAGTGCCCCCCCCTTCAAGTAAAAATGGATCCCTGATCCCTAGATTTTCGGCTCCGCATGGACCTCTGGACCCTGTTGCAAGGCTCGTTAGACCTAGTCTCCATGCACCTCCTGAACCCACGGCTCTCGCACCCCACAACACGCAGCGCAGAAACCGTTGACCCTCAACACGTTGTGTACCCGCGAACCCTCGCCGATTCGGAACACGCTCCAACGGACAGCCAACCCTGTGCCGCTGTCACCGTAAGTCGCTGATGCTCTGTAGCTTATGCTCGGTGCTGCTCATACGTACTGTTGCAGTATCGGGAGGGAGGCGGGCGGTGGTTTTCCAATGGTAATATATCGGTCAATGGATTGCTGTCTTGCTTACGCTGCTGACCCAGTTTCCTGTTGCAGGCTATGCTACTCGAGTGACTCCACGAGACGGAAACTGTGAGCAGCTGTGGCAATGCCCGACCATTGACTCGATATGTGGTGGGAGGTGTAACCGCCCTTGGTTGCACAATCTAAACTCCAACAAAGGAAACATATGAAACATACAGAACAAGA